TTGTTTTGTCGGCACAGATATGCAGACAAAAACCTTGATATTGTAGAAATCAATCATTACACGGACACGGTCAGATTGAGAAACTATTGCGTGAAATGCGGAAAGCCCTATGAGGTCAAATTTTCGTATTCTTGTATGTTTGGTGAGGTTGATGCCGAAATCAAGCTACGCACACCGCAGAAAGAGGGGTGAGGGGTATGCAAGGTGCTTTATGCAATAGATGTCCTTTATGGGCGAGGTGGTGTTTAGATTGTGGTGGTAAGGCTTGCCGAAAGGCTTCAAAAGAAGCAGGATTTGATTTCAAACCAACCGTATATGAAAAATTGCAGGATATGAGCATTGAAGAATTAGCAGATTGGCTATATGCAAATTGCGAGTGGCTTTCTACTGAATATGGTGATTGTTCGGGTGCGAATGATTGTCTGCATTTACTTGAATTTCTCAATAGTGCAGACGAAGATTAAGGCGGTGATACATTGGATAACATACAGAATTACACCTATGAACACAAAGGGTATATTTTGCAACAGACCTCGTATAATTGGCATTATATGTGGACGGCATATCTCAAGGGAAAGGGTCTGTTGATCAGCCATATCACGGCGGAGGACGTCGGTTGGATGATGGTATGCGTTAAGGCGGCACGGGCATCCACGGCGGAGGAGCCGAAGCGGGACACCTTTGTGGATGCGGCAGGGTATGCGGCTTGTGCGGCGGAGTGTGCTTTCGGAAGCACGGGGAGGTAAGGGGAGATGGCGAACTTTAATTTCAACAAGGTCATCCTGGGTGGGCGTCTCACGGCTGACCCCGAGCTGAAGACCACTCCCTCGGGAGTGAGTGTGACGACGTTCACCGTGGCGGTAAACCGCAGGTTTGGTGGGAAGGAAGGCGGCGAGACCCAGGCGGATTTCATCAACATAACGGCATGGAGGCAGACGGCGGAGTTTGTCACACGATATTTCCGCAAGGCGAGCTCCATCTGCATTGTGGGCTCCATTCAGAGTCGCACATGGACGGATGGGCAGGGACAGAAGCGATATGCGACGGAGATTGTGGCGGACGAGGCGTATTTTGTGGATGCAAAAGGCGAGATGCCGATGACAGCACAGGGTGCGAACAGCACGCCTGCGGCCGGGTATATGCCTGATTCGTATGCGGCAATGCCGGCGCCGAGGTTTGAAGATATTGCGGATGAGGAGGAGCTGCCGTTTTAGCTTTCCGAAATAGTATTTTTCTTAATTGGGGAGGTGTGGGGATGGATCCCGTGAGGCTGAGACGGTACAGGAATTTGCGCCGGCGTATACTGTATAAAGGCCAGTATCGGCTGCAGGGAACGGAGGAATACAAGGGCCTTTCGGCGGAGTTCCTTGCGTTTTCGGGCGGGATTTCCGACCAAACGGCAAGGAAGATCATTGTGATGTACTACCGTGATGTGCGCTCATTGGTTTGGATTTCGTATGCCTTGCATTACAGCGAGTCGCAGATCAAGCGGCTAAAGAACGCTGCCATCACTTTCAAAAAGTCGGGATTTTGATTCTCGGCTTTCTTTTTTTGTGAAAAAATTTACATTTCATCCCGAAAGATGCTCCTTTGTCCCCCTTGACAAGTGGTAATATTGCGGTAGGTCGGTGGATATTTTGCAGGTTTGCGGAAAGATGCTCTATCATTTCAGAGAGTTTTTTCCGCAGTGCAAATATCTGTCGAAAGTCCGCGCTCTGCCTGAATTTTCGGCAGAATTTCGGCTCAAGAGAGGTGGTGTTATGGGAGCGCGTTTGACAGATCTTCAAAAGAAGGAGATCATAGCGGATTATCTGGAGCTTGGCAGCTATAATGCTGTGGCAAAAAAGCACGGAATCTCAGATAAGACCGTGAAGGCTGCAGTGATGTCGGATCCTGATTTTGCGAAAAAAGCCGAAGAAAAAAAAGGAGAGAATGCTGCCGATATCCTCAGCTATATGGAGACCAAAAAAAACACGGTCTGCAAAATCATAGATGCATATCTTGAGGCTTTGCTTGATCCCGACAAGATAAAGAACGCGACACCAAATCAGTTGACTACGGCTCTTGGTACGGTAATTGATAAGTTTACTGCCATGAAAGGGGCAGCGGACAAGAACAGTACGGCAGAAACTATGCTCTCTCTTGCGGAACTGCTTCGGAATCCCTTGCCCGACCGCAATATAGCGGATTACGAGGGGGATCGGGATGAATAAGCCTGCTCCCTTTACCGAGAACCAGGTTCGCTATTTCAACCGATGCTTTGACAGTTGGTTCAACATTGCCGAGGGCGGCAAGCGAGGGGGCAAAAATGTGCTTCAGACTCTGGCGTTTTGCACCATGCTCGATGTTCATCCGAACAAGCTGCATCTGATTGCCGGTGTGTCGCAGACGGCAGCAAAACTGAACATCATCGACTGCGACGGATACGGGATGACCAACTTTTTCGAGGGAAAATGCCGCGAAGGGCGGTACAAAGAGCGATCCTGCCTCTATGTGCAGACAAAGACGGGAGAGAAGGTCGTGCTGGTATCGGGCGGCGGAAAGGATGGGGATGAAAAGTACATCAAGGGTAACACCTACGGCATGGCGTATGTCACGGAGGCGAATGAGTGTCATCCGCATTTTATTGCCGAGGTGTTTGACCGTACTTTATCAAGCTCTGACAGAAAGATCTTCCACGATCTGAACCCGAAAGCGCCCGGTCATTGGTATTACAGCGACATTGAGGCCTTTCACAGGGAAATGCAGGCAAAGGATCCTCTCTACGGATTCAACTACGGGCATTTCACCATTGCGGACAATCTTTCCATTGACGACAGCAAGCTGCGCAGGGTCCTGTCTACCTACCAAAAGGGAACGGTATGGTATGACAGAGACATCCTTGGCGAGAGAAAACTGGCGGAGGGGTTGGTGTATCGGTTCGGAGAAGAAAACATTGCGGATGAAGTCCCGGACGGCGGTGAGTATTATATTTCCGTGGACTACGGAACCATGAACCCCTTCTCCGCCGGGTTGTGGTGTGTGAACGGGCGAAATGCAGTGAGAATATCCGAGTATTATTACAGCGGCCGTGACGAAAAGGAGACCAGAACGGATGAGGAATACTGCGATGCGGTGGCGGCGCTGGCGGATGGATATAAGATCAAAAGTGTGGTCGTGGACCCGTCTGCGGCATCGTTCATCACGGCTCTGCAGCGGCGCGGTTTTCCTGTGCTGCCTGCGGAAAATGAGGTGAAGGACGGCATCAGGCGCGTGGCGGTCATGCTGCAGTACGGATATATCAGGATACATCGGGAATGCAGGAACTGTATCCGTGAGTTTGGTATGTACCGCTGGGACGGAAAGGAGAAAGAGGACAATGTCATAAAAGAAAACGACCACGCCATGGACGATGTGCGGTATTTTTGCAGTACGATCATGCAGCACAAGGTACGGCTTCCCGAAAAGGCGGAGGATGGAATGTCTGCGGAACAAAAATGGATCTCAAGCCGCAAAAAGGCAATGCTTGGCGGTCGAGATTCGACAAAAAAGATTTACAGGTAAAGGAGTATAAACATGATTTCGATGAAAGTAAGAAAACTGACAAGGCGACATATCTGCTCTGTGAACAAGTGCAGAAACAGGGACACATACCTGGTGCACAGGGGCACCGATGTGAATCATCAGCCGCTGTACCTTTGCGAGGACTGTATCAAAGAAATTGCGCTGGGATATGCGGAGACAGTCGGTGTGGAAAAGGCGAGGGTGGTGTTCGGTGCGTTGCTTGAACGTTTGAAGCCTGCGGAGGAGAAAACGTACTTTGCGGAAGAATCAAAGGCGGAAGATGCGATTCCCTCGGAAGGTAAGCCTAAGAGAAGCCGTGGGAAGACGGTCTCTGAGGAGTAGGGCATGGGATATGGAGTATTGTGTGGTGTGATTGTGCTTCTGTGTGCGGAGAATCTGGTTCTTGTGTGGATTATTGAACGCATGGTGTCGTATCACCTAAGAATGGTACAGCAGAGAACGGGGCTCAAAGACACACCGAAGGGTGACAGCTCCCGTGTGATCTCTCCGTATCGTGCCGGGAAAAAGCCGTTTGGAGGTGATGCGGATTGAGTTTGCTTGATGTATTCCGCCGTGGTAAGGATGACCTTGAGAGGATTACAAACAATACGCCCGTGGCGGAAATGGACGGCGATGTGATCTGGGCGGAGGATGTGGTGTCGTATATCACGGATGAGCTGGAGCGCAGGCGGACGGAAAGGGCATCGCTGGAGCTTCAATGGACCCTGAACGGGAATTTCCTCGCCGGGCATCAGAACTGTGATATTGATATGCTCACCTGCGCCGTGGTGACGGAGGATCGGGTGGAGAAGGTGGATGTGGAGAGACGTGTATACAACCATATTGCGCCTCTTATGGAGACCCGTCATGCCAATCTGAAGAGCATCAACTACGACATGGTGGTGAATCCGCGGACGGTGGAGATGGACGACTATGCGAAAGCAAAGGTTTCGACAAAAATTCTTGAATACTGCCAATCCGTCACGGGGTTCAACTCCAAAAAGGACAAGCTGATTGCCTGGAGCGAGCTGACGGGTACGGCGTTTACCATGTCCTTCTGGAATGCGGACGGCGGCGAGGTGGTCGGATATGCGGATATGTCCCCTCCCGACGAAACCTCATGCGCAGACCGAATTTCAGGTGTTGTTTCGCCTGAGAAAAAGCCTGTGAAAAGCGGTGAGATCGCCTTTGGAATGGTCTCCTCCTACGAAGTGTTTCCCTCATCTCTCTCCGTGCAGGAGATCGAGGATCAGCGGGACATCATCATTGAGCAGGTATGGGACGCGGACAAGGTCTATGATGTCTACGGACTCCGTGTGGACGGCACAACGGTGGAAAGCTATGTTCTGACACCCATGGAAACGGGTGTGACGGGGCATGGCCGCACCAATGCCGTGATGGGGGTCTCCCGTGAGACGAGGGACAATGCCGTTCGGGTGATTACATATCTGGAAAACCCGTCCCGTGACTATCCTATGGGGCGCTATATTGTGGTGATTCGGGACAGGATCGTGTATTATACCGATCTCCCGGGCGGAATCATGCCCCTTGTGGCGTTCAAGGCGAAAACGGTGGCAGGTCAGTTCTTCGGCAAAAGCGTGATTCAGGATCTGATCCCCTATCAGAGGGAATACAACACGGTAGTCAACAAGGTACACGATTTCATCCGCACCATTGCCAACAACGGCTGGCTGATCCCGGAAGGGTCCGTTGTGAACGAGGAGACCATTTCTCAAAACGGTATCGAAAGCGGTGCTTGCATCGTGTACAATGCGGCATTCGGAAAGCCGGAGATCGTGCAATACCCCAGCCCCCCCTCAGTGGTGCTCAACGAGAGGGACTATCTGTATCATGAGATGGAGTATGTGGCAGGTGTATCTCAGCTGATGGTCAACGGGGCAGCGCCTTCGGGCATCAACTCCGGCGTTGCCATTGAGAATCTGCGGCAGATCGACTCCACAAGAATGAGTCTGACGGGTGACAACATCCGCGACGGTGTGGTGGCCATGGCGAAAATCTGGCTGAAGCTGAACAAGCGGTTCAGTGTGGGGCACAGAACGCTTCAGATCGTGGGGGCGGATGACCTCGGCTGTGCTGTTACCTGGAGTGCCGAGGACATCAACAGCTATGATGTGGAGTTTGCCGCCGAAAACGAGCTGCGGCACAGCAAGGATCAGCGCAGGCAGGATTTTCTGCAGGCATATGAACTGGGGCTGTTCACCGACGACAGCGGCAGAATGAGCCGTGAGTTCAAACGGAAGGCGTGGGAGCTGTTCCGCATCGGCAGCTTTGACGACGCAATGAGCCTGGACGAGATCCAGCAGAAGGCTGCACGGCGTGAGAACACCTTCTTTGAGCAGGGTGTGATCCCCGAGCGCGGACGGTATGACGATGATATGATCCATCTGGAGGAGCATATGCGGTATGCGCTCTCCATGGATTATAAGCTTCTCGCGAAGAATATGCCGGCGTTTGCGGCGAAGTTTGATTATCACATTGCCGTACATCAGGAAGAAGTGAAAAAGAAACAAGCGCAGCAGATGCAGATGGCGATGGCTGTGCAGAACAAAGGAGGAATGGAACAATGAGTGAAGAAAGAAACGAAGAGATGTCGCTCCGTGAAGCACTGGAGGGTGCGTTTGCGGAGGAGTCTGCACAGGATGGGGGGACAGCGACAGCAGAAACTCCTGCGGCTGCGGAGACCGAGGCGGAACAGGCGGTGGAGGAACAGGCGGCAGAGTCTCCTGCGCTTCCTCCTCGTGAACCCGTTGACGGTGTTACCGAGGGGGCGCCTCAGCAGACAGGCGGTATGCCGACGCCTTCTGAGATGTGGCAGGCGATGCAGGGTCTCATGCAGGAGAACCGGCGGCTGGCGGCTGAGATCAGGCAGAGAGACGAGGCAATCATGCAGCAGTCTGAGGCGGCGGAGGGGGCGATCATGGGGCAGTTTACTCCCGAAGCGGCAGTTCCTGCACAGACTCCCCCTGCGATGAGTGCACCTCCCGTGCTGAATATGTCGGAGTTCAATTACCTTGACCCCGAAAAGCAACAGGAGATGCTTGCGAAGTGGCAGCAGGAGTCCATGAATTATGCCGTTCGCAGTGCTGCGGCACAGGTGAAGGAAGAAATTCTCAAGGACATTGCACCTGTTCGTGAGGACTATGAGGCAAAGCGCCGTGTTGCGGCAAACGATGCGGCGAAGGTTGCCATCTTCGCCATGCCTCAGTTTGCCGACATGAAGGGAAAGGAGGACGAGATTGAACGTGTGATCGCGGGAACACCTCTTCTGCAGAATGCAGCACCCGAGGAGAGGTATATGCTGGGTGCGCTGATAAGCCGTGGGCTCCATGCCGCAAAACAGCCGACATCGGAGGAGCTTATCAACATGGCAAAGGCCAATCCCGATGTGATGAAGGCACTCGAGGCGGCTCGCGTTGCCGAGATTCAGCAGAACAATGCGGCACTCCCGAGGGTGGTTCCCTCAAGCGGTATGGGAAACGCCAATGCGGTGCCCGAAAACAAGCCGAAGACTATGGATGATGTAAAAAAGGCATTCCACAGGCTGTACAAGTAACAACAAAAAATCTACTCAACAAAAGAAAGGAATTAACAAATGGCAAGTTTTGACCAGAACATGAGAAACATCAGCGAAATCACAAAAAGTCAGTACCTCACCGTATTCCGCAATGCGCTGAATGTGGAGGCTGACCCCCTTCTTGAGAAGATCAAGAAAACTCCTCTCCGTGCAAATGAAATCAAGTTCGGCATGAGAGTCGGCATCGGCGGCGGCTTCGGTATGTCCGAGGAGGGGGCCGACACTCCCCAGGCTCGCGCTCCCATTTACAGCAGCATGACGGCTGCATCCAAGGATGCCTATGTTGACGTGACCGTGTCCGACAAGACTGTCCGTCTCGGCCAGAGTGACGTATCTGCCATGATTAACGCAGTGGCGGACAATCTTGAGGCTTCCAAGGAGGCGGCAAAGTGGAATGTGGGCAGAATGCTCTACGGTGACGGTACCGGCAAGCTGGCAGGGGTGACTGCGGTAAGCGGCAAGGTGGTGACAGTGGACGATGTGTCCTGTCTGAAGGAAGGTCTTGCCGTGGATCTGTGGGCTGATGGTGCAGCGTCTGCCGCAGACTGTGCAAACCAGATCATCTCTATTGACCACGCAAACAAGAAAGTCACTCTCCGTTCCGAGATGACGGGAGATGCCGGTGCGCTTTACGTCCAGAATTCCAAGGGCCGTGAGATTACGGGACTTCGCTCCATCTTTGACGGTACCGTAACAGAACTGTACGGCAAGAAGAAGGCGGAACATCCCGTGCTTGTTCCCGCACAGTACGATGCGTCCAATGACATTGACGACATCCTGATCTCCGATGCTGTGGCGTGGGCTTCCGATTATCGCAGTGCGAACACCGATATGCTCCTTTGCGGTGCGGATGCTTTCAGAGCATACGAGAGATACATGAGAGAGAGCCAGACCACCATCGTTGAAAAGAAGATGTACGTCGGCGGTGCGGTTGGCTACAAGATCGTCTGCGGCCAGCGCGAGGTCGAGGTTGTCCGTTCCAGATTTGTGCCCTCCGACAGAATGTGGGGTGTGGACACATCCATGCTGGAGCTTGCACACACCGACTGGGATTTCCTCCAGTACGGCGACGGCACGATCTTCAATCTTCTTCCCGGAAAGAGCGTATATCGTGCGCTCCTTGCCAACTACATGGAACTGATCTGCAGAAACCCCGGCGGTTTCTTTGAGATCATCAACGCAAGCGATCCGGCGTAATGCAATGCCCTCGGGGGATGGGGTAAATCCCTGTCCCCTGCGATACGGGGCATCCCAAGGAGGAACGGTATGTACATAAAAGATATTTACGAGGCGGTTGTGATGACATCCCCGTGCTCACAGCCGAAGTTTTTACGTTTTCTTGATACGACGGTGCGCTCCCTTACGGCGAAATACGGAATCGGCCGAGTTATCAACGACAAGGCATACATGACACCCGAGGGCATAGACGGGGATCTTCCGCTGAAGGAGCCGTATTTCAACGCTGTGGTGAGCAATATCCTGTTCCTTCTGACGGGGAATACGGATTACAAGACGGATTATATGGCGGAGGCGGAATATGCCTATAAAACGGTATGGAGAACGGATATGAAGGGGCTCAGAATGGTGGGGGAGGATTATTATCATGTATAATTCCGGTATTTTAACTGCTGATCTGATTGCCAATGTGCAGAGCGAGGCGGATATAACCATTCCCATCGGATCCGATTCCTGGTACCGATGGATCAATGCGGTGGAGCAGTTTGTTTACACCGAAATTTTTGACAAATTTGCAGTGAAAACGGTGGATTTTTCCACAAAAATCAACTTGAAAGATGATATTTCAACAGTCGAGGGATGTGCTGTACCGATTTTCGATGATATTATCAAGGTTTACGCCGATGAGACGGAGCTTGATCGAAGCGGCGTGATCTCTCGGCTTGTTTTTTCAGATAAACCCCTTTACTGCGATGACCTTGAAGGAAACATTGCCGTAAGCGGAGTGGATTTTGCAGAAAAGATCACGGTTGTTTACCGCATCAGACCTCGGCTGAAGGAGTCGGGGGACGGGTCGTACATCAATCTTCCCGTGGAGTTTGCGGATATGGCGGCGGCGAGGATGCGTGCGGAGGCATATAAGATTGCGAACGAGGGGAATCTGAGCGCGGTGTGGATGGCGGACTACAATACGCAGCTTGAAACGCTGAAGGTATGGGCTGCCATGAGGAATGAGCGATATGGCGAGTAAAAAGAGAGAGACCATTCCCTATGGGGCGATGTCGATCCCCTCGGGGGAGAGTCGATACAGCATTTTGCACTGGGGCTGGCGCGGTCTGAACCGCACGAACACCATCGACAGCGGAAGCATTACCGCTTGCTCGGGGGTGAATATTCATCCGCCCTATGTGGATGCGGCGGCGGAGCTTTCGGTGTTCAGTAGCTACAAAGACGACGGTGCGCTTCTTGACCTTTTCGGATTTGACGATTTTTTAATTGTGATATATGTAAACGGCGGCAGCGTGAAGATTGACAGAATAGCAAGCGGCACCGTTCATACTGCTGTTTTGGGTGCCGATACAGCCTCGCTTCGCTCTGTGGTACAGTTTAATGCGGCTTCAAATACGGAAAACATTGCCGAGGCAAGCTATGTGAGAAAGCTTTTGGTTTTTCCGGACAAAAAATCCTTGAATTTTGCCCCTGCACAAGGAGGATTTACGGCTGCCGATCTGGGAAGTGGTTTTCCGAGTATAAAATATGCCACGGTATACGGCTCGCGTCTGTTTGGGGTGGACGACGAGAAGGTATACGCCTCGGGGTTCAACAATTATGCAAACTGGAATCTTGACACGGCTGACGAGACCTCGGAGGCGAACGCGTGGATGTCCATGACCCAGTCCAATGTAAAGGCGGACGGGTATTTCACGGGAATATGGACTTACGACAATCATGTGGTGCTGTTCAAGAAGGATTTCACACAGCTTGTTTACAACAACAAGAATCCCTTCCGGGTGGTTGACCTGACCTCATACGGTGCGGACAATCCCCGTGCCATCGCGGAGGCAGGGGGAATCCTATACTTTGCATCCTCC